TTCTGGTATATTGTTACTTCCTTCATGGTGTTCTAGATATAGTTGGTGATTTAGTTCTCTCTTTAGATGTACGATTGCCTTGATAATGTCTTGACTCATTGGGTTTCCAGGCTTCTTCCCCGCCCTCATGATATATGTCAAGGCAGTACCTAGGTTGTAGTTGTCTTGTTGAAAGTCTAGCACCACATCCATTGCCTCTATTCCTTTGTGCTTCCCTATATAATAAGAAGGCACATCCTTTAAATTATAATCCACAGTATCCACTATCACATTCATTAAAATCCTCATCAAACAATTGGAACTGCGTCTTGAAAGACTTGATGTCTTCATAACGAGTTCCCTTCTTAAACCTAGCCTTCTCATTCTCTTGTCGTGCGAACCAATCAAATTTGTTCGGTGACTTCTGCGACATGTGTTTCAAAAGCATCTCATTCCTATGGAAGCAACCTACACAATTATTTAGATAGGCAAAACGCACAGGCTTGTCTTCCCAATACACCTCTATCTGATCCTTGTATATGTTGTCATGGATCAGTGGGAAGGAGCATACACGATAAGGCATCTCTTTGTATCGGTTACTTAACCCGGTCTTGCTCTTACCTATGATAAACTTTTCCCATTGGTATCCATCCTCTCGGTATCTATTAATCATAGAGTTAGCTCGCTTCACTTCATTGGCTCTAAATCCAATACGCATATCTACGGGCAGTTCCATGTTCTCATAGCACCATTGCTTGATGGGGTTTACCTTGAGCTCCGTAGTACAGTAGCGTTGAGTTACATTCGGAAGGTATAAGTATTCTCCTCCAGTCTTTTTGTCGCCACGCACAATCACATCATCAAAGGTGGGTCCAGTCAACCAATGAATCTCTTGACCAATGAACTGCTCAAGATCGAGTATGGTGTATATGATTTCATCTTGCTCTAAAGTCCCAATGAATTCTTGCCCTAGTTTGTCGCTCACTAATTGGCGAACCTTTGGATCGGGGAACATGCATTCCTTATCGCTAGTACGAACGAGAGCAAACACATTGTAGTCCGCCGGGTAATGCACGGCGATATACGATGAGGTCTTACCCCCACTTAATGAGTTGACTGTCTTCATTGGAATAAAGGTTTTATTTTTTCAGCAATGGCTTGAACGACATCCACTGTCACGGCATTACCGCATTGCTTGTATCGTTGGGTCTTGCTAATCTCTTTTACCTCACCATCGAATACTCCATACAAGGTATGATTATCGGGGAAACCTTGCAACCTTTCACACTCTATTGGTGTAAGCCTACGGATTCTTCCGTACTTAACGAATTGATCAGTGTTACCACCGCTCCCCGTACTTCCGTGAATAGTATTCGCTTCATCCTTTAGTGTGCGGTTGACTACCTCGCCATGCTTGTCCCGGCTATAGCCTACTACCTTGGGGTCTTTATAATCACGAGCCAGGAGTGTTGGGCTGATCTGTTTAAACCCTACTTCTCTAGGGGAGTAATTACTAACCTTTGGCGTTAGCATTTCTACGAGTTGCATTCCCGAGTGGAGGGAGGCTTGACCTCTTGCTGTAAGCGTTTTGCTAACGGGTCTTCCTGTGCATTCCACCTCTCCATCTTCGCCACTTGACTCGATGAGAGGAAATACTCCTCGCCAATCTCTTCGGGTTTCTGCAAGATATCCGACAAGGTACACTCTCTCACGATTCTGGGGTAAAAACCACGCAGTGTTGAGCAACTGCCATTCGCAGTCATAACCCCCAATGTCGGCAAAGGCTTGGAGGATTCCCGCAAAATCCGCCCCAGCGTTTGAGGAGAAAGTTCCTTTAACATTTTCCCAAATAAAAACTCGTGGTCTGCATTGTTTGATAAGCCGTATTGCTTCAAGGATAAGGCTTGAGCGTTCCCCATCCATTCCTTGTCGCTTCCCAGCAAGGCTAAAGTCTTGACATGGGCTTCCAAAAGTGATGAGGTCAATTCTTGGAAGGTCTCCTCCGTGAAAATCTGTAACTGATCCGACATAAGTTGATGATTTAAATTGGTGTTGGTATACCGCAACGGCATACTTATCTATCTCTGAAAAGTAACTTGTTACTTCGTACCCGGCTTTCTCAAATCCTTTGTGGAAGCCACCGATACCACTAAACAAGTCAAGTTGATTTATCTTCATGAGTAATATCAATCCTCTCTTTATAAATTAACTTGGATGCGAGGCTTTCAAAGGTGTAGTTAGGAAGATCGTAGAGCTCCCCGTATTTAAAGAGTATAAGGTTGTCCCCTCTTTTATTCGGTATCACTATGATGGCGTAGTCTACATTAGACTTTTTCATCTTGATATCTAGTTCCGAATCCCTATGATTTTGAACCTCTATCCAAAAACTATTTTGCTTTCCATCCTTGGATGTATAAAAGAAGGGGGTCGAAAGTTCTTCGACCTTCAACCCCCAACTCATAGCAATCACAAGGAATATCTTTTCCTTAAGATCAGAATGGTAGGTCATCTGCCACCGCTTCTTTCTTGTTTTCGCTAGTGTACTCTTTGGTAGCCTCGCTATGAGGATTGTACACACTAGCCATCGGCTTACCCGCACGGCTAAAGAACAGTGTTAGGTAAACATACCCCTTTTCAGTCTTGTACTTTTGCAAGTCTTCAAGGTGGGTTGCACTTAAGGAAATACGCCAAGAGCGAACCTGTCCGCCCTCATCACGCTTGGGTTCATCAACGAACCCGATCAAGTCTGAATCATACTTTTTCTCTGACATGACAATATAGATTTAAATTAAACTTCAAATTCTGCGAAGAAAGTTTCGGTTGAAACATCACTATCAAGGTAACTCATAATTCTATTGATAGCAAGTTCGAACTTACCTTTTCCTCTCTCTATTGTTTCAGGCGTAGCCCGAACCAACGCTGGAAGATAGGGATAAGTTTTCTCTTGTGCAACCCAATAGTAATCATTACCGGGAAACACCGAGGTGTAGATATACGCTTGGATGTCGTACCCAAAAGAGAATATGTCTCGACCAAAGCTCTTGACTGATCTACAACTTTTACTATCCGTTATGAATCCATCACCCTTTACATCCAAGAAACCACGAATGGGTATTTCACCAATAAAAGAGTTGAATTCAACTTGCACCTCACCCGTAAGATACGAGTCCTTGAGACCAGTCTCATCCAACCTATTTATCATATCGATAGCCATAGCAAAGTCATCTTCACTTACGAGTTCTAGGTTTTTAGATTTGGCTACTTTCTCAAAAACCTCCTTCCACTTCTTATACTTAATTGTAGTTCGTGGCTTGAGTCCTCCAATTTCCTCTACGATTTCATGGTCATCAAAAGTAACGAACCGCTCATCGTACTTTTCAGGCTCGAACAAAAGACAATCGTATACTGATCCAAAGGACAGTGCTTGTGACTTCTTCTTTAGTTCACCCGCCATATACATTTCCCATAGGCGCATGTCTTGGAGGGCATACTTAATAGAGGAGTAGGAAAGGTATTCCTTCCCCACTTTGTCTACTAGTTGATTAGCGAACTTCATTACCCCACGAATTTTTGCAAGGCTTCTTTTTGCTTCTCGGTAAACGAGTCGCCATACTTACCTATGATTCGATCGAAAGCTCCGCTTTTATCTTTAGACTTTTTGATGTATTCAACGGCATCCTTAAACACATTCTTCTTCGATGTCCCGCTCTCACTAGTTGGGGCATTCTCTTGTTTAGCAATAGCCATTGACACCTCATTGCTTGAAGCGATAGATGACTCAATACCAATGCCTAGGTTAGCCAATGCACGACCCCATGCCGAGGTCTCACAGTTTTCTACATAAGAAGTCTTATTGATATGGCTACTTGTTCTATCCTCTTGGGCGAATCCAGTAGCAACGACTGATCCTGTGTCGTTCGTGATGACCGCTCTGATCACACAAGAATCATTGTCCAAGTGAATCATTTCGGTTTCAAGAGACCACCCCCTGTATTCAGGTGCGGTGCGGAAATAAAGGATACGCTGATTTACCTCAACATATTCCTTACCACGGATGTTCGTGGTTTTGAATTGGTGTTTTACCATAGTTATTGAATTTAATTATTATGCAATTTACTTTAATCCAGAGTCTTGTGCAAGTCTCTGTAGTTCCCTAGAGATAGCCGATAGACTGTATACTAAATAGTTTAGTTGCTCATCTCCGGCTCTCACTAACTTATCGTGGAGTTCCCTTTCGACCATCTCAAGATGGATTTTGATCTCATCTATATCCATGACTACATCTCTATGGTTATAACATCTCCTTCACATATCTCGCCTAGGAGGACTGCCTCTCTAATCTCATCTAGTTTTTCTATGGTTCTTTGGATACGCACAGAATCTCGTTTGCCTCTAATAATTCGTTGGGCTTTCTTTCTATCCGTTATATAGACCTCTCCTAGATCAGTAACCTTGTAAACTCCCCTCGACTTCTTCTCCAACAGTCCGTTCTCCACGAGCCTGGAAATATTGGAGGAGTAGTAGCCCTTGAGCTTTGTTACGCTAGAGCCATTGACCGCTCTAACATATGATTGGATTTGAATTAGTTGTTCAGGCTCTTCGTTCTTCACGAACTCTAGAATCTTTTGCGTGAGGTTTTTACTCGCCATACGCTTTCTTACTTAATTTGATTAACACTTCTTGAACCGCTCTCATCTTCTTGATGTAGAGGGTATTCTCTCTCATGGAAAACAAGAAACAAGCATCATCCAAATAGGTCAATGCTCGTTTCAATTCCTTACGCTCTTGATCAGTCATACTAGTACTCATCAATTTCGACATCCTCGTCCGTCAACTCAACGAACTCGTTGCCGTAGTCCACTACTTCGTACTCGCCGATGCTCAACATGTCGTGGAAGAACTCCTCGGCTTCAAAAAGGTCTAGGTCAACACGACCTCTTACCCTTACTTTCACAACCGCCTCAACATATGCGTGAGCGGTTCTTATTTCTCGATATTCTCTACTCATACTATATGCTCTAAACATGAAACACAAAATCCAAACTTTTCAGTGTCGTGGGTATTGATGTGACCGCATTGCTCACACTCGATATCTTCCGCTCCTTCGGTATTGGAGATTTCCTCCATGCGCTCCGAGGTAAGTTCATCATCATCAAATCCCATATCATCGTATCCTTTAAAATCAGAATCAATCTCCTCGAAGGCTTTTCTCACTAGTGAGTAGTTAAAGATGTCAAAGATGCATTGCTCATTACCTTCCTCTAGTACAAACCATCCATCACCATTACGAACCTCTTCATCTAATTCCCAATCGGTGTAGTAGAAGTCGTAGCCTTTCTCCTCCAACACATCGTAGTATTCGGCGATGATATCACCGGCATCTCCCGCCTCAAGCACACGGCTCTTTTCGGCATCGCTCCATCCATATATATGCTCATCTATCTCTCGTTTGATTTCTTCTACCATGACATCATTGTCATCACAACAGTAGAAGCCACCATTGTCCCATACATACCCATCATTCATAGGCTTGTTGGTTACGCTACAAACACGAGCTCCGGTGTCTAGGACTTCCTTGATATCGCTTTGAGAAATGGTCAACTCGAATGGGTCGCTATTTCGGTAGACAAGGTCTGGAAACCTCTTGAAGTGAACTCGGTATTTTACTTCCGACCCTAGTTTAATTTTGTATTCCAAGATAATCCCGATCCCTTGACCATCTTTCTCGGTATCCCAAATCTTGAACTTGACAACTGTGCCGACTGGTATCGGCGATAATGATTTACACATGACAAATAAATTTTAGTTAGTGCGATAAATGTAACTAGGATATTTTTAATGTGCAACACCCAGGATAACTTTTTTTGCCCCTCTCTCTCTCACTATATATATGTGTACCAATTCGGTACACAGTGAAATATATGTTTAGTGTTGACTAAAACGCCTGGTCTCCAGGTCGTTAGCCGCCGGTAGTTCAAGCAATGGTTCAACTTAAATGTGGTTGGACATGAGCCGATTAGAATTTCTTTTCGGCTCACGCTATTGTATAGTGGGATATTTTCTTTCTCTCTCTCTCTCTCTCTCTCTTATATAATATATAGAGGGTTTGGGAGGGGGATTTTTTTTGAAGCTCGTG